GCAGCCGCATCATTACGCACTCACCATCTTCTATGTCGTACAACCGCTTCACTACATAAAAGTCATACGGGAATAGCAATTCATCTTTATCGTTCTCTTCATCCTTATTCGCCTTGCGATATATGCCTCCTACGTTGCCACGAAAAAATGGAAAAGGGTATGCAGGTATTTCATAGGTACGAACTTCTTTTGTAACAGGCTCAAGAGCCTCTACTATTTGCGGCGTACCATCTGGCTCAATAATCTCCCGTCCAATCTGGATAGGCGAAGTAATCTTTAATGGGCAGTCTATACATGCCGCTGGCGCTAGCTTCTTAAATGTCTCACACGTATACGGCCCCTTAGTCTGAGCCGCCTTCCTGATAGTTGTGCCTTTATCGTAATCAGGGTGCTTATTAGAAAGCTTATGAATCGCTACTTCAGCATCTACACACTGCTGCGCTATAGATAGTCCGGCTCGCCATAATGGTTCTTCTACTTCTCCTTGATTCTCATAAATGTATTTAAGCTGCGCACAGCCTTCATCCTGCAACGACTTTATGAGTATCGTTTTAAACCGGGCCTGATAGTTTCCCATCAATGCTAACGTCGTAGGGTCTATCGACCTTTTAAACGGCGGCGTCCCCGCTATCTGAAGCTCTTCTGATACTAACTTTTCACGTATGGCATCAACGCTAACCCGTACACCCTGCATCAGTATCTTGACGGGCTGTGGGTTCTCAATATCTTTAAAGTTCAGTGTGTCCGGTATACGCAAGATACGCGCAACGTCAGCCGTTACTGCGGGGTCAGCATGTAGATTCTGTGCAACGCACAGTGCCTTAAGCCCTTCGGCTAACGACTTCCATTCAACTTTAGGTAGTGGTTGCTCGACTACCCAGTATGCGTGTATCCCACGCCCAGAGTTAATTACGACTGTAGGCTTAGGTAGCCCAGTAGTCTTGATGAATGCTTTAAGCGCAGTAAGTCCCTCGCCTTGATCAGCATACGGTTTACCCAACCCACAATCTAGATCAAGAAAGAATGAATTTAGCTGGTCAGCATTAGCGTTGGTACGCCCTGATTCATCCGTAAAAGAAGCTAAAGCAAAGTATGCGTCATATCCTCGATGGACAAGCGCGTCTGCGTAACTGTCTATATCTTCAACTGTAGGTACGAATATTTGTTTTGGTGTTTTGTCTTTCTTTAGTCCCATCACACAGTAGTTGCCTGTGGGTGGTAAAACCAGAGAAAGAAAGTCCGTCCTCGATAGCATAGCCGCCTCGTGATTCACCGTCTTTTTAAAATAAGGTAGGCAGGGATAGTGACGGCGAACTACCCTTTTCGGGTGCGCTCCCTAGCCTCCTTAACCCGTGCACTAAGACTTACGCTTCAACAAATCCTTGACAACCTTTGCTACCGCCTCTTGGTGTGATGCAGGAACGTTGGTAACGCCCTTAAACCAATTGTAGATAGTGGCGCGGGTAACGCCAAAATACTCCGCTACGTCCATAGCCGGTATATCTTTTTCTATGCAAAGGTTGCCAAGCACTACGCCTAGCTTTGATGTGTCAGCAGAATTAACAGTCTTAGCAAATCGAAATGAGTACCCATTACTCATTGTCCCACTCTTCCAAGATTTTGCTCACGTCCTTCTTGGCAGCGGGTGCTTCTTCTTTTTTGCTGGTACGTTTAACAGGTTCAACTTCTGCCGCAGGTGCAGCGGCTTCTTCAACTTCTTCTGATACATCCTTAACGCCATCTGTTTGAGCAACTGTCATAGTAATCGCTTTGGTAGCCGCTAAAGACGTGCCTTGCTCAAGAGCTTGTTCAAACTCTTCTGTCTCCAAATAACGCACAGCCTTAAAGGTTAGCTTAGGAGTTGAACTTGCTGTATCAAAACGCATTTCAGTAACAACCGAAGTGATAGGGATACCCTTGCTTGCAACCATCTTGGCGTAAGTTTGCAAAGGCCACTTACCATTTTCACCAGCACCAAAAATTGAAGTTGAAGGCAACACAAGCTGATATACATCACCAGCAACATCATTCTCCAACACAACTGCTAAACGCTGTTGGAAACGGCATGACCGGCTATTGTTCTGACCAGAGCCTTTAATGTTCTGTGGGCACTCAGAGCATTTTTTAGCTTGCGCATTCTTTGCCGTTGGATCAGGCACATCACCTTCAGCAGACCAGCAGTCAGGTGGAATAACCGTACCCTTTTTATACGTACCTGCGTAAAAAATACGTGAGACTTTTGGTGCAGCCGCCACGACAATTACATTCATAGAACGTTCTTCATTCTGGGTAACTTCTTTGCCGTTGACCATCATGCGCCATACGCCACCCTCAATAGAGATACGTTTTGAATCACCACCACCGCCACCCATCAGGGCTTTAGTTGTAGCATCTAGTTCCACAGCGCGTAAGTGCGCAGGAAGACTTTTACTTAGCAGAGTTAGTTCACTCACAAATTTCTCCTTATTTACTACGACGAACGACAACCGTGTAACGGCTATCAACATTAAGCCCCGGAGGATGCAAATCGGGGTTATCTTCAAGGAACGTAGCCATGTTGGTTTGCGCAATGCGCTTCTCCAATAAATCCATAGCCCCGTATGCCTCGTGCTCTTTTACGAACTCATGAAATGAATACCAATCATTTGTCCAATAACGCTTCTTTACTGAACGTGTAAAGGTACCGAACTCAGTGCGTATACTGTCTGCACCAATTGACTTACATGCCTCAAGAAGTTCTTGCTCAATAGACTCTAATGCATCCTTAAGCTTGCTATCTTCTTGCTCAAAATTGTCAAATAGCTCTTTACGTGCGTCACGTATTTTAATATACGTCTTCACCAACTTATCAGTTGGTATTACTTTTGTTTCTTCCATTTTATTTTCTCCAAGTAGTACTACAACTTCACTCTATACCTATAATTATACACTGTCAATCTTCTTCTAAAATATTTTTATATAAATCTACAACACGCGAATGAATATCAATCTTCGCTTCAAGCATCGCATACATACGTTTCTCTACAGGGGAGCCTTGCAGATGCACTATGGTGACGGGGTTGCGTTGACCTGCGCGGTGCGGACGTGCGTTACATTGTAGATACGTTTCTACAGACATCACAGGAGACCAATAGACTACTACATTCGCAGCGGTTAGTGTTACTCCATGTGATGCAGCTTGTGGTTGGATTATTAACACACGTGGATTATCTTCTGTTTGGAATTTATCAAATATCTCCGTGCGTTTTCCTGCGGGTACTTCTCCGTTAATGATTGCGCAAGAGTATCCAGACTTTTTTAGCTCTTCGGTAATTATGTTGATGCTATGTTTATACGGCACGAACACAATCACCTTGTGGCTTGCTTCATCAATAACTTCTTTCAACGCTTCCATCCGATTAGATGAATCAAAAGCAATTGTCTCTCCACTATCGGAGTAGACCGCACCGCATGAAAGCTGTAGTAATTTATTCAAGTTTGCTGCTGCGTTCACCGTTGTGATTTCTTCACCTGCTGCTACTGCCACCATGTGTTTACGTAAGTGTTCGTAGTACTTCATCTGCTGTGGTGTAAGCGGCACCTGCCTTGTGACATAAGTTATATCTGGTAGGTCAAGACATTCTTTCTTGGTGAATCGTATTGCGGGTTGTAGCACCTGATGCACTACATCTTCAGAGCGCGGTCTAGGTACCCACTTAAAGGTTGTAATCTTCTGCATTACAAGATCACGGAACGATCCAAAGAACTTAGGCACCCCAGCAGGGTTAACGATTCTAGCTAGCCCATAGGCATCTGTTGGTGACTGCGATGCGGGTGTACCTGTCAACATCCATACCCAAGTGCTTGGCTTTATTACGGAGTTCAGAACTTTCCAACGTTGCGTGGAAACAGATTTATAGGCGTTCGCTTCATCAATAACGATAAGGTCAAACTCTTCTTGTCCCACCGCCTCTTTAATAATTGATAGCCCTTCGTAGTTACATATAACAAACTCAGCATCACTCTGCACGGCACTAATACGCTTGTCTCTGGAATGACTGTGGGCGATAGCGCAGGTACGATGTATTGCGAATTTAAACAAATCGTTTTGCCATGCCGACTGCATGATAGATAGAGGACACAGGATAAGAACTCGCTTGATAACCCCTAACTTCATGAGATAGTCAGCCGCCCATATCACACTACCCGTCTTGCCCGTACCTTGCTCGTTAAAGCAGAACGCTCTTCTATTAAGCGTTAAGAATGCCGAGGTTTCTTTTTGATGGTCAAACGGTTTATGAAGGCCGGGCCAATCATAGTGCGCAACTATAGGAGAAGGAACGTTTTTAATACGTAGGTTCTTTAATACTTGCGCTTCCTCCAGCCCCCATTTGACTAGCACTCTGCCGTCTTCAAGTATCTTGCTTTTCGGTATAACTTCTGTGATGCGTTTTGGCTCGCGTACTTTTAGTAGCAACGCCTTATCTTCTATGATTTGCAATTTCTTCCCCAAGGCAAAACAGGCTAAAGTGAGGTTTTCACTTTAACCAAAAGGTTGTTGATACTTACAGCGTCCATGGCAAAACCCATCCCGCTTCACTATATCTAACCGTAAGCACCAACAAGACTGAAGACTGCTCGCATAAAGCAGCGTGTGTTATCAACAGGAGGGTCAACTTTTTGAAACGGAGCTAAACCGTTTCCAGTCCCCAGTCTTGTTACTACTTTTCGCCCTTCTTATGTCCGTTACGTGCGCGGTTCTTTGAAGGTGCTTCTAGATAATACCCATCTTTATTAGTGCCACCTTTTGCTAGCGCGACTTTATGTGATACATCTTTACCCGCACGATCTACACCCTTCTTGTCCAAAGCACGTCGAGCACGTTGGCGTTCCATCCGGTCAGGATGTTCCTTACGTTTCTTTTCCATCTCGTATTCGTGTTTGTAAGGTCTAGGACTCTTCGTATAGGGCATAGTAATTACCTGCGTTATTTGGTTTTACCGTTGTGCAGACAATCTAGAACAGGGCAGTGGTTCCTGCAAGTGAAGTTCGGAATAGCGTTCCACACATTGGTAAGCATAGCAGATTCTAATCGATGAGTCTGTTGCAGCCACTTCACCCACCCCTTACTGTCATCAGTCGAATACTCTGCCTTAACGAACTCCTTGGACACCATAAACAACAACCCTGCCTTGATCTTTTTAACTTCTGGAAAGTGTTTAAATATTGCTAACGACAGTAACTCTAGCTGCCCAGTATCGGCGTACTTCGCGGACTTGCTTGTTTTATAATCAATAAGGAATGCTCTGTCCCCATTAACAATAATCAAGTCTGCGATACCCCGCCACCACGCTTCTTTATCGTTGAAGCCGCACGGCTCAAACTCCCGTGTCAACCCCATCTCATACTCGCAATGCTTATCACCCTCTATTGCTACCAGCTTATCCAACTGTTCTTTGATAAACCCATACTTCTCTGGGATTGGCTTACCGTCCCTCACATATTCTTCAGCAGCTAGGTGTACCGCAGTGCCGTATAGCAAGTGCTCCTGCGGGGGTTCTATGGTGTCCTTTACTATTTTTAGCCGATAGTATTTTTGCGGACACTGTTTGAACAAATTGATACCGCTGTACGACCATGTGTATTTAACAGTCACCGTAACTCTCCGCCATTCCTGATTCGCAATTCAATGGTAAGCCCTCTGCCCAGTCTGGAGTCCACCGCATACATGTTTCCACATACGCTCGTGCTTCTTCGGCTTCTTCCTTCTTGGCAATACAGGCCACGGCATCATGCACAGTAAGTACGACTTTATATCGCTTACTGATCTTTAACATCTGCTCTGCTATGACACACCTTGCTATTGCTTGGCACAAGTTTTCTACCACTTTACCACCGTAGATTTTAATTACGCCTTTGCGAGTTCTGTAGACGTACTGATCCCTACTGTCTTGCTTTATCTTAGCAAACCCATCATACCGTAAAGGCAATCCGTTCGGAAGTATGAACCCAAAGTTATCTATATCTACTTCAATAACACCCTTCCTACCTAAGGCATACGGTTTGTTTGCAAAGATTCGATCTAACGCCTTCGACGATGCCGTCCAAAGTTTTGGAATAGCAGGGTACGTCTCGCGGTAAACCGAAACAATCCGCTGGGCTTCTCCAAGTGAAATATCCGTACCGAACGTTTTGAGCTGATCTTGAAACTTCTGTGCGCCCATGCCATAACCGGCACCAAGGATGGTAGTCTTCCCAACAAACCTCTCTTCTTTAGTAACGTCATTCTCCGCTTTGGAATAAATGGCAGAGGCCATCTTTTTATAAACATCTTCGCCATTCTTAAATGCCTCCACTAAATCGTTTTGTTCAGCCAGCCACGCCAAAGTCCGCGCCTCAATCTGCGCAGAGTCAGCATCAATAATCACGTACCCTTCAGGCGCACGTATCGCCTTCTTTAATTTACCTGCGTTCTGCCCACGGCTTGGTAAGTTCTGTAGGTTAATCTTGTCATCACCACCCCAACGCCCAGTATGCGCAGCGTAATACTTCAATGGCACCGGCATGGCTCCACGTTTAGCTATATCAATGAACCGCTGCGTTCGCGTTTCTTCAAGCGTAGTTTTGTTGCCTAACCTAGCTGAGACCAGTACCTGCACCCTTGGATCGGGATGCTCTGCTAAAGCCTTAAACCCCTCGTCGGTCTTGGCAAACGCCCATGCTTCTTTACCTGTACGTGCGCTTGTCTTAGTAGGCGGGACAACATCCAATGCTTTTAACAACTCAGCAAACCTATCATTCGACATCAAGTCATCTATATGAGCGGCAGCGGCTTCTAGCAACTTCTCCTTACGCTCCTTAACATCTTCTAGGTGCTGCTCCAACAACGGTAAATCCAACTCAAGGATGGGTTCTACAAACATCTTTA